TGCTGCTTGTAATACTCCAACGGCTCCAGCAACTACTGAACACCATATTGTCTTTGATTTCCACCAAGCTTTATCTGCTATGACTGCCATAATTAACTCCTTTTATTATTAAAATTATATTAGAATTGTAATATTGCGTAATCATATCTTAATGTAAGAGTAACATCTGCTGGGTCTGTAGTATTTGCCCAATCCAAATCATTAAAATTCGCGTTTACAATCCATGTTCCCTTTAATGTCCATTCCTCAACTTTATCACCAACGGGTCCCAAAACATTGATAGTTACATCCTTCTTATAAAAGTCTGTATAACCATCCCGACCTGTTACTGATTCGTGAGATAAACGAACCCATTCCATAACTGCCTGTGCTCCACTCGGAACAACGGGGTCATATAAAGTAATTTCTAATTCTTCCCATGCTCCCTTACCTTTAACATATCGTTTAACATTGATGTGATCAAGTTCGATAGTTTCAAAAGCTATTGAAGGTCTATTTGCTGTCTTAATAAGATAAGCGGGAATCCCTTCAACATACATGATGTACCGATTTTTCGTTTTCGGTTCAAACGGTGTGAACATTATTTCAGAAGGATCTAATAGTTCTGGCATCTTTAATCTCCAATTAAGTTTAATTCTTCAACTATAAATATCAATTTTATAAAAAATCATCATATTCATTTTTCATAGTTTTTTAGAAGTTTTATAGTATCTTCATATATAAATATATTAAGCAACAAAAAACCCCTCAAAAAGAGGGGCTTTTTATTAATTAAGTTTACATAAATCAAACTTATTCTGGGAATGTTGCTCCCGTAGGTAATACCACAAAGTCTAATACAATAAACTCAGCTGTTCGTGTTGGTTGAATAAATATCTGTCCAACGAGTTGATTCCTATCAACTACGTCTGCAGTATTATTTGTATCATCCATCACTACTCTAAATGCGGATAAACCACTATTAGATTGAACTGACTCTAAGAACGGATTCACTATATTAAGGAATCTGTTTCTTGTTGCTGATGTATTTTGTTCAAAGACTAAGTATCTACTTGACGAAGCGATAAACTTCTTTAATTTGATTAAGAGTCTACGTACATTTACCCTATCAAGTGCTGATGGTCTTGCTTGGAGTGTTTTTTGTCCCCAAACAACCACACCTTGACCTGGGAATGAAGCGATTGGATTAACTCTTTCTTCGTAGAGATCATCTCTTTCTGAATGTGTTAATCTTGTTTGAGCTTCTAATACAGAAGTCAAACCACCACGATTCAAACCAGCTGGTGCGAACCATTCGTGTGCTACCTTATCCGTGTAAGCGATTACACCAGGTAAAACACATGAAGGTGGGACCCAAACTGGAAGTGATGTGTTTCTATCAACAATCTTTACCCAAGGATAATAGGTTGCTGCGTAGTTCGTATCAAGTGCGGTAATTGCTGCTGTTGCACTTGCTATTGAACCACCTTGAATACCACAATCAAATACATAGAATGCGTCTCCTCGTGCTTCACACTTAGATATTGCGTGATTTGTTACTTTACTATGTAATCCATGAACGAGACCAGGTGTTATTAACATATTGATATCAAATTCATCTGGATTACTTACTGCGTTAATTGCTTTCTTATAAGCAGTTGTACCACCAGTAGATGATGTTGAACAGTCAAATCCTTGTGTATTTGTATTAACAATATTTGCTCCTGTTAACTTCGTCACTGCCGGATTGTCTCCATCAAATCCACCTTGAAATGGAACAACGAACTTTCTCTGTTTAATGTGAGAAAGTGCTAATGTTACAAATTCTACACCAGATGAATAAGTATCACCGAGAGTAGATGCATCTGCACTACCACTCATATCTTCCAAGCTCATAGTAACATGAGCACCATTTCCAAAAGAATTATTTGGTGCTAAATATTCTCCAGCATCTGCGTTAGAATAATCATGTCCATAAGGAACATTAGCGTCAAATTCACCTTGTGTATTTGTTTGTAAAGATTTAAACGCCCATGCGGGAGTTGCTGAATCATCACTACCAAAAGGATTACTAATTGCCGCGTGTCCCATAGGACTTACGTTCTGAGGTAAACTACCATCTGCTGCATCTGAAAAATCAGATACATAAATATGTTTAGACAGATTTGGCCAGTCACCATTATAGGTAAGTTTACCATTTGCGTCTATTGTTACATATCTATCACCAATTCGTCTTGCAAAGTAACTTGGACTTGTTGGATCAAAATTCAATCCATCCCATTGTTCAACGATATTATCTCTTGTCAAGTTATTATCGTTCAACCCAGTTTGTCTAAGTTGTACTGAAAATGTTCCATAATCACTTCCTGCAACATTTGCAGCTGTCTTTACATTCAAAACAACAATCTTATATTTGTTATTTACATCTGAACCATGTGAACGAGTCTTAACTTTAAATAAGTTATATCTTGAACCATTAATTATCTGTGATTGAATGTATGGTGTTGACGAGTTTGCGTATGTTACAGCTAAGTTATGAGTTCCAGCACTTGAAGTTACTTCTGCTGTTGCGTCATATCCTTGACTACTTTGTGCATACTTAAAGTTCTTATACAGATATGCTGATACAGTATTTTGACCAGATTTTTGTACTTGTGCATCTTTACTAAATACATCTCCAATATAATCTGCACTTCCTGTATCAAATGATACTGTATAAGTACGAGATGTTAAACTCTTCGCACCCCAATTACTACCACTTAACATAAGTTCAAAGGTACTCCAACTACCAGTAACATTACTGGCTTCTAAATCTGCAGTTCCATCTGAACCACCTCGTGATGGTAATAGTACTGCTAGATTTTGTTTTGTAGTTGCTCCTGCTCCACTAACAAAAAGTGTTAATGAATCAGCTGAATATCCTGCTGTATTGAGAACTCGAACTATGGTAACCGTCCCAGCACTTTTTAAATACTGTTCTACCGCGTACGGTGTGTAATAACGTTTATCCGTAGTTCCAAACATTTCTTCAAACTCAGGGAAATTTCTTACAACTGTTGGAACAAATGCTGGTCCTTTAACTGTTGGACCAACTATACATGCACCAATTGCTGCAATACCCTGTGGAAGAAACGAAAGGTCACGTTCACGAGTAAATACACCCGGACTTACGATTCTTTCTGCCATTGTTTTTCTCCTATTATTATAATTAAATAACTAAGTTATTAGTCTACTTCGACATATGTGTCTAAGTATAAATATAAAATAATTTGCCAAACAATATGTCTGGAGAGAATTTATTTATGCAGTTTCTTCAGTTTTAACTGCTGGTTCAGGTGTCGGTGTAAAAACTCCAGTTGCGGGGTCTAATGTACCTGCTCCATACTTTTCATTCAAATCCTGAACCAATTTTCGTTCAGTTTCTTGAACTTCACCGTATTCAACTTCTAATTGAGTTTCTTGAGTTTGAAGTGTCTCAACCTGTTGACTAAGTAAGAGTTTTTGAACTCTTAATTGACCAAACTGTAACTGTTTTTGTTGATACGAGTTTTGTAGATCCTGTAAAGATTTCAATTCATCTTCTGTGAATTTTGTCTCTTGATCGGCCATAACTTTTTCTCCTTATTATTGTTTTATAACTATATTATAAATATCAAGTAAATTGTGTTAATTCACTTTTTTCTTCAAATCTTCGAGTTCCATTTTAAGAGTTTTTATACTCTCTATTAATACTGGAACTAACTTATTATAATCCACTGCTTTAAATTTTGGTCTTCCCTTCATACCATCGTATTCTTTCACAATTTCAGGAATAACTGCTTCAACTTCATGTGCTAACACACCAACGTCATGTCCCATATCTTCTCGTTTCCAATCATAATCTACACCACGAAGCTTCATAATATCAGATAAACCATATTTTGTATCTGTAATATTTTTCTTCAAACTTACATCAGAAGCAGTAGTTGAAGAATATGCAACTACATCAGCGTCTGCGTGGAATGTACCACCAGCAGAGAATCTAAATTCATCAGCAACATTATTAACCGAAACTTTTATCATATCGTCTGTTGAGAAATCAATAAGTTGATGTGAAGAATAACCACCTATTGATAAACCGTTATTTATAATAGATGTAATAGTTGTTTGAGCTGCTGTTACCATCATATCATCGGCGTTTGCAGTTATACCATTACCACCAATTACATTTAATGTAGCAGAAGAACCTAAATCCACCGCTCCACCACCTGTTAATCCTGTTCCTGCTGTATAAGTAACCGCTGTATTTGTAAGAGCTATATCATTAGCATTAGCAGTAATTCCTGTACCCCCAATTACATTTAATGTAGCTGAACCACCTAATGATACTGCTCCACCACCAGTTAAACCTGTTCCAGCTGTATATGTTAATGAACTATTAGATAATTTACCGTTTGCAATTGAACCAGCCAACATACTATTATCAACTGAAGTTGCCTGTATGGTTACTGCTCCACCAGCTGCTATTGCAATATCTCCAGAAATATTATTGAAGATTGAATCCTCAAAATTTGAGAATGTAACTTTTTTAACAGTACCAGGACCATCATCTATCATTAACAAGTCAGCTTGTGCCACACTTGCTGAACCTAAAGCACCTTGTCCACTAATAATATTATCATTTAACATTGAACCTTCAACTGAAGTTGCTGCTATTGTTGCAGTTAATGTTCCACTTGCAAGTGCTGATAAAGTAACATTACCAGTTAAATCTCCACCCAATGTAATAACTGGACTCTTATTAATTGTTACTCCACTTGCTATATCACCACCATTTATATCCATAGTTGTTACACTACCTAAATTTGCACAAGTTTGAGATGCTGCTGTCCAGTTCCCATCTATAGTAAACGCACTAATAGTACCACCATTTATATCTGGTGAAGTTAAAGTTTTGTTTGTTAATGTTTGTGAACTGGTTAACTGTACAATATTACTATT